AACTAAAGAACAATATAAATTTATAAATGCCAAGCGTATATCAATATAAAGATGAAAATGGAAACCCTACAAATAAAGTAATTAGTTATAATAATGGTTTAGTATATGAAAGACCTATAAATTATGATAAAATGACATTGGTGGAAAAACAAAAATATGGTAGAATGATATCAAAAGAAAATGGTAACGAACAAGGTCCACCAACATACTGGACAGAAGAAAGAGCAACATTATTTTTAAATGAACTAATAGATTGGATGGAAGCAGATGATGATAATTGTTTTATATTGGAATTTATAAATAAAAAAAGAATATCAAGTGGCACATATCAAAGCTGGAAAGAGTTGTACCCCAACTTATTACCCCTGTTTAACGTTATAAAGGAAAAACAAGAGAGTGTTATAGTGCGCAAAGCAATGTTTAACAAGGCAAATAGTTCATTTGCACAGTTTTATTTAAAAAACAAGCATAATTATCAGGATAAATTTATAAGTGAGAATCATAATCTACCGATATCATTTAATATAAATTTGCCTGAGCCAAAAGAAGTAAATTATATAGATTTAAAGGATCAAAAGGAGTTGCCACCATCTGAAAACAAAACAGATGATGAATCATTTTAAATTTATAAAGTCCAAACAATAGTGTTTTAAATTTAAACCTCACCAGGTCAATTCTGGTGGGGTTTAATTTTATGGATACATCTGTATAGGTTTATAAATAGATCATCGTCCAGATCAAACAGGATTAAGTAATACGATATAAATTTAAACTATGATAGATATGTGGAAAAATCCTAAACAGTATTGTTATAAATTTATATCAGATAAGATATTGTTATAAAGTTATGGGTGTATTTTTAAATATCCACCGTGTAGAATATCCACAAATGTTTAAATTTAAAGTAGGATCAAAGATTCTCTAAATTTATAAAGTCTAAACAATATTGTTATAAAATTATCCATCTTTAAATTTAAAGTAAAAACAAGCATTGTTATAAAGTTATAAATATACCCTTAGAAATATACTGATATAAATATACCTGAAAGTTTAAATTTAGAGTATTTTAGGTGATTTAGTAGGTGTAAAAAGTCCGATCTATATCACCAAACAATGTTGTTTTAAATAGATATTACATATTAACAAGGGTGGTTGTATTATTGTAAAATGTTCCTTATCTTTGGTGTATAAAATTATAAAACACTATAAAGATGAAAAAATACGTTAGTTACATTCGAGTGAGTACACAATCGCAAGGTGATACAGGATTAGGATTAGATGCTCAGAGGTCAATTATCAAACACTATTATCCTACTATTGAAAAGGAATTTAAAGAGGTTAAGAGTGGTAAAAATTTAGAAGATAGAAAGATACTCCAAGAGTGTATCCAATACTGTATTAAAAATGAGTGTTATTTAGTTACCGCAAAAACTGATAGATTATCAAGGGATGTTAAAGATACCCTTACCATTTGGGAAAAGTTAAATAAACGTCTAATATGTTGTGATCTACCAATAGAGAATGGTCAACTTGATAAATTTACATTAACTCTATTCTCAGCATTTGCGGAAAGGGAAAGAGAATTGATATCATTGAGAACAAAACAGGCGATGGATCAGAAGATAAAGAAAGATGGTGAATGGCGAGTTGGTAATATAAATTTAAAAACCCTTCAAAAGAAGGCAGTTAAGGTGATAAGAATGAAGGCAGATAAGAATAAGAACAATATAAAGGCATTCCAAACCATTGAGGCAAAGGTTAAAAATGGTTTAAATTTTAATCAGATTGCAAGTGATTTATCAACCGCAGAAATTGAAACATCATCGGGATCCACCCAATGGCAACCAATACAAGTTCAAAGAATCTATAACAGATATAAGAAGTAATTATAAATTTATAAAGATATTGTTGTATTATCACAAGAATTTTGTTTTTTCATTAATTAGAAAGTATTTATAGTTATAACAATTAAATTAAAAAAGAAATGAAAGTTTTAAATGGAGAAATGAATGATAAGTTTATACCAAAACTTATGGAACAATTTAGGGGTCAACTTGTGTCACAACTTGTGTCACAACTTGGGCCACAACTTGTGTTACAACTTGGGTCACAACTTACAGAACAATTTAGGGGTCAACTTGTGTCACAACTTGGGTCACAAGTTGGGTCACAACTTAGGTCACAACTTGGACTTTGGGGTTAAATATCAGGAGCCAAGTTAAAGAGGATTTGGATTATTGATTACGAAGTCCTTGTCACATTATTTTTAACAACCCCATCAGGTCAAATCTGGTGGGGTTATTTATTTATAGGTATCCGATATAACCAATAAGGTGATCATTCACCAGATCAAACAAGAATGAGTCTGGTGGGAGTTTAAATTTATAACCTCTTGCAATCCCCAAACAATGTTGTTTTAAAACTAATCTATAAAATCTTCTATTTATAAATATGGATTATAATAGGGATTTATTATCAAGTGCACATTCAAAGTGGTATAGAAAGAATCAGGCAAAGGATGCAAAGAATAGAGTGGAGGCAAATTTTAATCCAACTGAAAAACAGGCATTAGCATATTTAAATTTAGTTAATTATGAAAATGGTATAAGTGAGGTTGTATTTGGTGGAGGTGCTGGGGCTGGCAAATCAATGCTTGGATGTACTTGGGTATTAATCCAATGTATGCAATTCTCGGGTGTTAGATATTTAGTTGGAAGATCAAAACTATCATCATTAAGGCAAACAACATTAAACACCTTATTTGATTGTATGACTGAATGGGGTATAAAAGAGAATCTTCATTATACATATAACCAACAGGCAAATGAGATAAGGTTTATGAATGGTAGTGAAATAATTTTAAAGGACTTATTTTATTATCCATCTGATCCCAATTTTGATGCACTTGGATCACTTGAAATAACAGGGGCGTTTATAGATGAGGCTGGTCAAATCACCGAGAAGGCAAAGAATATTGTTATGTCTCGTATTCGTTATAAATTAAATGAATATGGTTTATCACCAAAGATGTTAATGAGTTGTAATCCATCCAAAGGTTGGTTATATGAGTCATTCTATGCCCCATTTAAAACTAATACCCTTGAATCATATCGTTTATTTATACAGGCATTGGTTACAGATAATCCTCACATCAGTCCATTCTATATTCAAAACCTTGAGCGATTGGATGAAATCTCAAAGCGTAGGTTATTATATGGTGAATGGGAGTATGAGGATAGTAATAACCTTGTTCAGTATGATAAACTTTTAAATTTATTCGACAATACCAATAAGGTTGATTCATCAAATGAGTGGTTTTTATCTGTTGACGTAGCAAGATATGGTAAGGACAATACTGTTATAATGTTATGGAATGGACTTGCGTTAAGGGATATTATATATTTAAACGGATCAAATACAAAGGAGACTGCGGATTTAATTTTAAAAATTTTAAATGATTATAAGATACCACAAAAGAATTTAGTAATAGATAGTGATGGAGTTGGTGGTGGTGTTGCCGATCATTTTAAATCTTGTATAAACTTTATAAATAACTCAAGACCAATAAATGGTGATAATTTTAAAAATTTAAAGACACAATGTTATTTTAAACTTGCTGAATATATAAATGAGGGATGGTTATCCTTGGAATATAGGTTTGATGATATTGATATAAGATCAAAACTAATGAAGGAACTTGAGTATATAATTCAGGATAATATCGATAATGATGGTAAGTTATCTATTTTATCGAAAGATAAAGTTAAAAAGATTCTTGGCAGATCACCAGACTTTTCTGATGCAATGATGTTGCGGATGTATTATGAGTTGAATGATAAGAAGAAAGGAACAGGATTTATAAAGGTTATGTCATCCCATATAAGGCCCAATAACCAGTGGACAAATAATTCTATTTTAAGATAAATACAATATACAATGAAAACAAATATACCAAGTAGTTGGTCAGAAGTTAATTTAGGTGATGGTATGCGAATACTCTCAAATCCAATAACCACAGGTCAGACCATTGATGAATATAATGAGGGTGTTTTAAATTTATATGTTGATATAAATGATATGACATTGGAAGAAAGGAAAGATGGGCTTGATAAGATTTTAAATTTAATGTCATCCAATCCAAGGACAGAGTATAATAGGGAGTTTATAATATACGGCAAGAATTATATGCTTGATACCAATTTAAAAGACTTAACCTGGGGTTGGTTTTTAGATATGGAAACATTAATTG